ACTGGCCAACGACAAGCAGCGTGTGAAGAATGACACGAAGCGCACACAGATCGCAGAACAGAACGCCGGCGGCCAGACCATCACCGGCAAGACGGTGGAAGAGCTGCTGGCAGAGATGGAAGCTGAGGCTGGTGATCTGAATGTATAAGACACTGCGCGTGACAAGGCTTTACATCGAAAAGTATCTGAAGATCAGAACCAAGGAAGGGACGATCGTGCCATTCAAAATGAACAAGGCGCAGATCAGACTGATGCAGCTGGTGGACGATCTGGAAAAGGCAGGAAAGCCTGTCCGGATCCTGGTGCTGAAGGCCAGACAGATGGGCTTTTCCACCCTGACGGAAGGGATCATCTACAAAAAGACGGCCACAAGGAGATTTGTGAACAGTTTTATCATTGCCCACAAGGACGATGCGACAACGAACCTGTTCAATATGTCGAAACTGTATCACGATGAAAACCCCATGCGGCCGATGCTGAAAACCAGCAACGCAAAGGAGCTGCTGTTTGAAAACCCTACCCGCAATCAGGCGGAGAAGGAAAGGAACCCAGGGCTGAAGAGCAAGATCAAATGTGCGACTGCCGGCGGCAAAGGCGTCGGTCGTTCTGAAACGATCCAGAATCTGCACGCTTCAGAATTTGCTTTCTGGCCAGGGGACAAGAAAAAGACACTGATCGGTCTGCTGCAGGCGGTACCTGCCCTGCCGGGGACGATGGTTGTGATCGAAAGCACAGCCAACGGCTTCGACTATTTCAAGGAGCTGTGTGACATGGCAGCTGCAGGGATCGGTGATTTTATTCTGTTTTTTGCGGCATGGTTTGAGATGGACGAATACCGGATGGCCTGGAATGGGGAGACGCTGACGCCGGAAGAGGAAGAACTGAAGGAAACCTTCGGGCTGGATAATGAGCAGATCATGTGGCGGCGCTGGTGTATTCAGAACAACTGCGGCGGTGATCTGAATCTGTTCCATCAGGAATATCCATCCACGCCGGAAGAAGCCTTCCTGGCTACGGGTACCGGGGTATTCGACAATAAGGCCATCATCCTGCGTCTGCAGATGCTGGAGAAAGAGCCGGCGCCCAGACGAGGGAGATTCACTTACACAGAGACCAGAGAAGATCTGGACAAGATCAGCCTGACGGATGTTTCCTTCATGGAGGATCCCAGAGGGGAAATTGCGATATTCCTGGAGCCTGAGGAAGGCGTGCCTTATGTGATCGGCGGGGACACTGCCGGAGAAGGCAGCGACTACTTCACCTGCCAGGTGCTGAACAACATCACCGGGGAACAGGTGGCAAGGCTCTGGTGGCAGAGATGCGACGAGGATGACTATGCAAAGCAGATGGCCTGTCTTGGTAAGTATTACAACAACGCCCTGCTGGCACCGGAAGCAAACTTCTCCACGCACCCGATCAGAGTGCTGGAATATCTGGGATACACAAACATGTATGAAAGAGAAGTCATGGACACGAACACAGGCAGCCTCCGCAAGAGCTATGGCTTCCGCACAGACGGTCTTTCCAGACCGGTGCTTGTGGCGGAGCTTGTGGAGTATGCGAAATATCATCTGGATCTGATCCATGATGCGGATACGCTGCGGGAAATGCTGACATTCATCCGCAACGACAAGGGCAGAGCAGAGGCAGAACAGGGCGAACACGATGACCTTGTGCTGGGCCTTGGCATTGCACTGAGATCCAGAGGCCAGCAGAAAATGACGAAGGAAGGCGACAGGAAGCCGAAACAGACCAACTTTATGAAGGGCTGGTCTGCAGACATGAAGGCGGACTACCGGAAGGCAGACGCAAAAACGAAGGAATACCTGAGAGAGCTGTGGGGGTGTGCTGAGGAATGAAATATGTGATGCCCATTGAGGACAAGCGCACCGTCGGCGCCATTGGGGACTATCTGAAGGACAGGAATGAAAGGGACTATGTTCTCTTTATGACTGCCATCTATCTGGGCAGAAGGATCGGCGACATTCTGCAATACAGAGTAAGAGACCTGCGGGGAAAAGACCGCATTGCAATCACTGAGCAGAAAACTGGCGACACCATCCTGCTTCCGATCAACCCCAACCTGCAGAAGATCTACAGAGAATACTTCAAAGGCAGAAAGGACTATGAATTTGCCTTCCGCAACAGCCGAAGCAAGCAGAACACACCGATCAGCCGCATCAGAGTGTGGCAAATCCTGCATGATGCTGCAGAGGCTGTGGGATACAAAGACAGTCTGAGCTGCCATACTTTGCGAAAGACCTTCGCCTATTGGCTGTACATGGATACCGGCGGAGATATTGTGATGGTGCAGGAGCTGCTGGGACACGCAGACCCCAGCATTACGAGGAGATACATTGGTATCGATCAGCAGAAGAAAGAAAAAGCAATTAACAATTTGAGATTTTGAGACCTTGGAAGGGGGCAAAAGACCTTGGAAAAGGAAAAAAAGAAGGATAAGCAGGAGAAGCTGACCCTGTGGCAGGAGAGATTCAGCCGCAGTGAGAGTGCTGCCCAGACGGAACGGGCAAAAATGGAGGAGCGGACAGCTCTGTATAACGGGACACGAAAGATCCTGAAGCCTGACGGGACAGAGGCAGAAACGGAAGCCAGTGTAGTGCGCAACATTGTGGCCGAGCTGGTGGAAGCCCAGGTTGACAGCGGTGTGCCTACGCCAAAGGTAACGGCAAGGCGCGAGCGCGACGTGGAGCTGGCGAAAACAACAGAAGATTACCTGCGAAATGAGATCGACAGACTGCCTTTTGAACGCCTGAACGATGAGGATGAGCGCATCAGCCCTGTGCAGGGCGGCAACATCTTCCTGGTGGAATGGGACAGTGACAGACACACCCACGAAACCAGAGGGGAGCTGTGCGTGAGCATCCTGCATCCGAAACAGGTACTGTTCCAGGATGGCGTGAGCAATGTCAATGACATGGACTACATCATCGTAAGCTATGCCATGACAAAGCAGCATGTGAAGGCGAAGTATGGCATCAGTGTGAAGGATCAGGAAGAAGAGGACTACACGGTAAGAGGCGGCAACAGCGGGCATTCTGAAGAACTGGTAACAGTGCATGACGGGTATTTCCGAAACAAGGCCGGCGGTATTGGCTTGTTTACATGGGTCAATGACATGGTGCTGCAGGATCTGGAGGACTATCAGGCCAGAAAAGGCAGGAAGTGTGCGAAATGCGACGCAGATCTGAACGGGGAAGAAAAATGCCCTTACTGTGGCAGTGAAAAAACCGTGGAAAGTGACAAGGACACCTTTCAGCTGGTGGAAGATATTGAAACCAGGAGCGGCGTGATCCCTGCCGGAGAATATGTGGAGGAGATCCCCGAAGGCATTGACGCGCTGATGATGGATGAACTTGGCAACGTGATGGAGGCGGTTCCCGTGGAAACATGGAAGCCGACAGAGATCCCTTACTACAAACCTGACATTTACCCCATCGTGGTCAGAAAGAACGTGAGTGCCTGGGGTAAGGTTTTGGGCGACAGTGACGTGGACAAGGTGAAGGATCAGCAGAACATCATCAAGAAATGCGACACCCGCATGCAGGAGAAGCTGGACAAGGGTGGCAGTGTGATCTTCATGAGTGAGAACACAGACCTGGAGAAAACAGACAGCCAGCTGAAGGAAGTCCGTTTCTCGAAACCTGCAGAAAGAAATATGTTTGGCATTGCAAACCTGCAGGTGGACACAACGCAGGATCAGGTGATCAGCAATGACCAGTATCAGCATGCAAGAAATATGCTGGGGGTAACGGATAGTCTGCAGGGCAGACCCGACCCTACGGCTACCAGCGGCGTGGCCAAGCAGATCGCTGTGGCCCAGAGTGCCGGCAGACTGGAAAGTAAGCGCATCATGAAAAATGCCATGTATGCGGACCTGTATGAAGTAATGTTCAAATTTATGCTGGCATATTCCGATGAGCCCAGGGCAGTCAGAAGAAGTAAGGCTGACGGCGAAGTGGAATACAGCATATTCAACAAATACGATTTCCTGCAGAAGGACGCTGCCGGAGAATGGTACTGGAACGATGATTTCCTGTTCAGCGTAGACAACAGCTCTGCTATGGCAGGGAACCGTGAGGCCATGTGGCAGGAGATCAGAATGAATCTGCAGACTGGTGCCTTCGGTGATCCAAAGAATCCTGAAACACTGATCCTGTTCTGGACCATGATGGCCGGACAGCATTATCCCTTTGCGAAGGAGATCAAGGAACATCTGGAAGCGCAGAAAGCGCAGCAGGAACAGGCGGCTTTGCAGCCGGCGCAGAACCTTGTGCAGGGATTTGTTCCGGAAAGCGATATGGCTGATGTTCCCGATATGCTGAACATGACTGGAGGTGGCATGAATGGCATTGAAATGTGATGAATGTGGAACAGAGCTGATCATTGCGGACAGAAGCGCATTGCTTTTTGAAAACGATGATACAGCGGAACAGCCTACAAGGGCATATTACATTTTCAAATATGGCTGCAGAAATCCAAACTGCAAGAACCATGCCAAGAAGGGCGAGGAGCCTATCTATCTGGCGGAAAAGAAAGTTTATATCGATTAAGAAGGACTGGTCAGAAGAGCGGTCCTTTTTATATTTGCGTGATGCACAGCGCTAAGTGTGTAGACAATCAATCACATGGTACCTGCTGGGGAGGTGAGACAGCATGAAGAAGGAACTGAACATCGGCAGAGGCGGCACTATGGAAGTAAAAGCTCCCAATGCTGCTGAAAAAGTGAAAAAGCCTGTGAAGCAGACAGGCGGCGACCTGAGAACAGGTAAGAGAAAATAATGCCTGACTATGGCAGGAAAAGGAGGAAATGACATGAGTGAAACAGATTATGATTACATCTTTGACGAGAGCCTTGACGAGGAAGAGGATCTGGACGACGAGATGGAAGAGGAAACAGAAGGCGACGCTGCGGAAGAGACAGCGGAAGAGGGGGCTGACACTGAGATCAGCGGAGGTGATCCTGCAGAAGCAGGCATGGAGGGTCGCAGACCCTTAGCCGAGGAAACGCAGGACGTTTCCCAACGGGATGTTCCCGACAATAATGCCGGAAACAACGGCCAGACTGCGGAGGGAGGCTTCGACCCTGTGATGCAGGCTGCCATCAGAGCGGAGGCACAGAAACAGATCGATGCCTTCGTTGAAAGGGAGTTCGCCGGTGTGGTGAATCCCTTTACAAAAGCGCCCATCAGAACGCAGGCTGATCTGCAGGCATACAGACAGGCTTTCCAGGAGGAACAGAACAGACAGCAGCTGCAGGAAATGGGCGTGAGCAAGGAAATGCTGGACAATTACATTCAGAACCATCCCGCCATGCGGCAGGCGCAGCAGGTGATCCGCCAGCAGCAGCAGGTACAGGCCGATGCATTCATGGAAAATGAATTTAAGGCACTGAAGAGAGAGTTCCCTGATTGCGGATTTGACAGCCCCAGGGCGCTGCACGCAACAGAGGCAGGGAAGAAAGCTCTGCAGATGTGGGTGAATACGCCCGGCGTAACACTGGCGGATGCATACGCTGCCACACACAGGGCAGAGATCAGTAAACGTCAGAGCGCTGCTGTGAAGCAGGCGGCTATGAATGAAATGAGCAGCAAAGGACATCTGAAGCAGACCAAAGTAAGCGGTGCAAAGGGCGGAGCTGAAATGCCTGCAGATGTTCTGAAAGGCTATCGTGAGATCTTCCGCGATGCGACGGATGAAGAAATCAGAGCGATGTGGGAGAAGAATCAGAAGTATTGAGGAAGCAGGACTTCCCGGTGATCATCATAAAAGGAGATGAAGAATTATGTTCAAAGTAAATGACAGACAGATCACAAGTGTGGAACCTTTTGAATACCTGCCCGCAACAGAGGGTGAAGTATACGAACTGGGTGAGGCGCTGACATTTGGTGAAACAGTGACAAAATGTGCGGTGGGTGAAAGACCTGATTATATCTGCATGGGCCCTACAGACGGCGTGGTGGTTCCTGTTATGCCCGTACTGGACACAACAAGATTTGAAGCACCCTACACAGCAGAACCTGCCATTGGTGCGGAAGTGCAGATCGATGCAACAGGTCTGCAGGTTACAGCAACAACAGGCGGCGCATTCACAGTGACACATGTGAACGAAGAAAAAGGCCTGGCTTATGGCTATTTCAAATGATGAGCTGAAGGCTTAAACCAATCTTAAACGAGCTGACGCTTAGGCTCAAACCAATATAACAACATGACAGAAGGCAGCTGAGCATGGAGGGGCAAAGCCCCTTAGCCAAGGAAATGCGGAACATTTCCTCAGGGAGGCTGTCTATTTTATTGCACAAAAGGAGAGTGGCAAGAATGAGCGGTATTACATTTACAAAGGCTTCCGGCGTGAACAACTCCGTATTCGGTAAATCCCAGGAGCCCATCAAGTCCCTGATCATCCAGGGCATTGAAGCATTTGAAAAACAGTCCCTGCTGTCCAAGATCTTCTATATGGACACATCTGACAACTTCGCTGAAAAATACAGCACAATGACAGCGCTGGGCGACTTCGAGGACGTAGGTGAAAACGGTGCAACACCTGACAGCGAATTCCAGGAAGGCTTCTGCAAGGTGATCGAACCCAGAACATGGAAAAACAGATTCTCTGTTTCCCAGGAAATGGTGGAAGATTCCAAGAACGGCAACATCAGAAATGCTGCAAAGCGTTTCACAGGTTCCTACAACAGAACAAGAGAAAAATTCGGTGCGGCACTGCTGGCTAATGGCCATAAAAAGACAATGAAGTTCGGCAAGAACACATACAACATCACATGCGCTGACAACACACCTATGTTCAACGCAGCACATCCTTCCGCAACACAGGGTAAGGCATATACACAGTCCAATCTGTTCAAAAATGCTTTCTCCCTGGCTGTTATGGATAAGATGCAGGAAAAAATGCAGGACTTTGCAGATGATGACGGCAATATCCTGACAGTAATGCCTGACACAATCGTTATCCCCAATGATGCAGAACTGAAAAGAGAAATCCTGGCTGCCATCGGTTCCGACAAGGATCCTGATTCTGCAGATAATGCAATGAACTTCCAGTGTGGTCAGTGGAATCTGCTGGTATGGGGCTACCTGCCTAAGAGAATCAACGGTGAACCTTACTTCTTCATGATGGACAGCCAGTACATGCAGGATTACGAATGCATGCCCTGGGTGGATCGTGTGAAGCTGAAAGTGACATCCTACATCGACAACAACACAGATGCCAACGTACACAAAGGCAGATCCAGATTCGGTGCAGGCTTCAACAACTGGAGAGGCATCGCAATGTGCGGCGCCGGTCTGACAGACGGTACAGATCTGACTGCTTGATAAAAACGATGAAGGAGGCACGGGCAGATGAGCATTACATGGAAAGAACTGCAGGAAACGTGCCTGCGTAAAATGGACAGCCTGGACGGGGCAAACCTGGTAAACGACAGCAACACAAGGGCGTACATCAACGCCATGCCAGCAGCTGCAAACGAGGCTTTGCACCTTCTGGCCACGAACGGCAGATACTGGAAGAAAATGCTCAGTATCGAACAGAACTGGGAAGAAGCTGCTCAGGGGGGCGAACTTCTGGGCGGCTTCATTGCCTACGACCTGAAACAGCTGGCGGGGGACTTTTACTGCA